CTATGGGTGCTACTGCTCGCTCTGGTGCTGGTTTTGGCATTGGAGCCAATCTTGTGCGTTTCCCTGGGGGATTTTAAAAAGCATTAAGCATAACATAACAAATAATACATAATATATTTAATCTAAATATATTATATAAAATATGGCAAAATCACATAGATCACATAGAAAGACGCGAAAGAGACGTGCTATGCGTGGTGGATATACCCCAGATGAAGAAAACCAACTTAGAGACCTTGGCGTAAGTGATTATATGATTGCTCAATTCGCTTCAGAAAATTTAGCATTTAACGACATTGTCCAAGCAGTACATGAAATGCAACAAGAAGGAGAAGAAATAAATCAAATGCAACCAGTGAATGACGACGACAATAATTCAGAACACAGTTCATTACATTTATCCGATTTAGAAGTTGACTCTTTAGCATCTGACGTAACAACGCTTCCTGATGATGATTTATCGGATATTGAAACAGACAATGAGGAAGGCGAAGACTTACAAGGCGGAAGAAAAAGAAAAACAATGAAGAGAAGAAAGACACAAAAGAGGCGAACAACCAAAAGACGCAACCCTAGTAATAAAAAAACAAGAAAAACGAAAAGTAGTCAAAGAGGTGGAACTTGTTATGGAAGTGGCGTAGGCGCAAATTCATATGACCCCAACTTTTCCATATACAACACACGCCAACTCGGACTATTTCCTTACAGTACCAAATAAATATTCGCAAAATAAAATAAATCAAATAGTGGGTATAAATTCCCAGTCTAATTCTTCGCAAATTTTTTTCCAAATACTATCCTGTTCAATGCGTTTTTCTTTATCTTTCAACATAGGGAAATGCTCCAAGTATTGTTCTTCACCCAAGAGTTCGCACAACTTAAAAGCAGTGTAATAATAATTTAAAAAATTAACACGATCCTCTGGGCAGTGTTTTGAGTAATATGATTGTATTTCAATAAATAGATTGCAAAGAGTCTCTTCCAATTCTTGCGACATAATCGGTGGTTTTATTCCTAATTTATCTTTTATAAATGGTATATGCTCATAATATTTATTATAACCAAGTTTTTTAAGAATTTCCTTGGTTTTAATATTCGATATTTCCGACATATCAATCCTCTCTTTTTTAATTTGAAGTTTGATATTTTCTATCACATCTGGCGGAATTTGAGTTGTTTCTTTTCCTTGGAACTGTGCCAATATTTCCTTAAAATGGTTTATTCTTTTATAAGCGTAAAAGCACACTTCTTTTGGAGGCTCTTTATAGGAAGGTTTTTCATTTTCAATTAAATAAGGAATAGACCTAGAACAATTGTTGCAAACTAACACACCGTCTTCTTCAATAGGAATTAATTCGCCCTTATGGCAAACCTTACAAATATCTGTCTGACAAACAAACGAATTAATATCCAAAAAATTATCATCAATATTGCTTAAATACCTTTGAACGATATTATTATTTTCCCTTTGAACCAAAGTGGTTACATCGTTGTCAGGATTTATTTTAAATAAAGAATTCACTATTTTGCTCTTATTAGAGGTACTCTGTGTAGCAGCATTTCCAGTTGATATACTTTTTTTATTTTCAAAGTATTCAAAAATAAATTTTGAGTTGTCAAGAAAATAGTTCTTTTTTTTAGAATTTATTTCTTTTATTTGTTCCGTTAACTCATTTATTTTATCCTCTAGATCTAAGCGCTGATCAACTGTTAATTCGTCTTGTTCATTTTTAAGTTTATCTCTCATTTCTTGTCTTTCTATTTTTAAATTCGGCATTGTATTATTTTCATCCTTGGCAAACTCATTTAAGAACTCTTTGTGTTTTGTATCCAGTGTTACAGCAGTTTTTTTATTATACTTTATTTTTTTATTCGATTTCGGTTTAAAGTTTGGCATTCTCTCCTTTTTTATATTTAAACTAAAATTTATTTAATTTATAATAAGTTTTAAATATATTTTAAATATAAAAAATTTAATAGTTTAAATTTATTGAAAGTTTTCTAGAAAGTATTTAATGGATATAAAAATTAATTTAGATTCTTTAAAAGATTTAGAAAATGAAAATGTAAAAGTAGATGTCATTAAATTTCAGAAAATGTTATTTTTGTTTAATTCTATCGAGCAAGGATGGTCTGTTAAAAAAAGAAACGATTCATATGTATTTACAAAGAATCATGAAGGAAAAAAAGAAGTACTAGAAGATACATACTTGATGAAATTTATGAAGACCAATTTAGATATAAATAAATTAATCGGTTGATTAAATAAACTGGATGGCTTAAAAATTTGGAACTTTTTGTTATTTTAGTTGCTTTAGAAAATAAAATTTATTTTTTCACACTATTAAATTTTGTTTGAAAAAAATAAGACATAATGTGGTTAGGGTATTTTTATTTTTTCATAAAATTTGTATATTGTTTTTTACATAAATTTAATTAATTAAATTGAATTAATTAAATTGAATTAAATTAAAATCCAAAAAATTATTTTCTTTAGCGATATTATAAAATGGGAGGTGGATTAATGCAACTCGTCGCTTATGGTGCTTAACCAATATCTTGGGCACCAACAGTGAGCTGCCATTATGGGTCGCATATCGCCATAATGGGAAAACAGTGTAAATATGTGGGTAAATATGAAATGTATATTTATCATATAACTCGCTAGTAGAAACATAGAATAAAAATTAAAATAAGAGATAAATTAATTATGTTTTCTGCAAGACTTCCAAATTGCGGGGACTTCCTGAGAGCTTCAATTACTTCTTATATGTGATGACATGTATAATACCATCGGAGAGAGACCGTTGGCATAGTAAAAACATTGAAGATTGGATAATCCGCAGCGAAGCATCTTATTTCGAAAATAATTTAAAGTTATTGATTTATAGTATAATAATGGAATTAGGTGATATTTATTGCTTAACTAGTCCATCTGGAAAAAAATATATTGGACAAGCCGTAAAGAAATTAAAAAGCGGTAAAAATTGGGGATATATTAATAGATGGAAAGAACATATTAGAGATTCTAAAACTAGAGACTATTGTAGACTTTTAAATAATTCTATTAGAAAATATGGTTATGAAAATTTCAAAGTAGAACTATTGAAAGAATGTCTAGTAGAAGAATTAAATAAATATGAACAAGAATATATAGTAGAATTAAATACACTAAGTCCAAATGGTTATAATTTAACGAGTGGAGGAAATTTTTGTCAACAAACTGAAGAAACCCAAATATTAAAACGTAATAGTATGATTGGTAAAAATAAAGGGAAAACATATCCAAAAAGAATCAGAAAAAATTCAGAAGATAATGAACTACCAAAATACGTAAGACATTATACTGACAATTCTGGAAAGGAAGGATATAGAGTCTCAAATCATCCAACACTTAAACAAAAATCTTTTTTAAAAAAATCATTAACAATGAATGAAAAATTACAATTAGCATTGAAATACATAAATGCTGAAACTGCAGAAATAAGTTGAACGTTCAACGAGTAGACGGTAGTCGGGACTTAATGATAGTGCTAGCAACACTTGAAAGTTCTTAAGGTGTACTCTGGCCTTATAAGAAATTATAGGGATCATCGCAAGATGTTTACCTTACAGGTAATCCTCAAATTACTTTTTGGAAAGTTACTTATCGTAGATATACTAACTTTGCCATCGAATCTATTGAACAAACTTTCAATGGTCAAGCCGATTTCGGTCGCCGCGTGCAATGTGTTATCTCCAGAAACGGAGATTTGGCATACCGCACATACTTACAAGTTACTCTTCCCGAGATCAACCAACTTATGGGTCTTGGAAACTACACCACTGGCCAAAACACCGGTGTCTATGCCCGTTGGTTGGATTTCCCCGGTGAGCAACTTATTGCCCAAGTCGAAGTCGAGATTGGTGGTCAACGTATCGACCGTCAATATGGTGACTGGATGCACATCTGGAACCAACTCACAATGACCTCTGAACAACAACGTGGATATTTCAAGATGATTGGTAACACTACCCAACTTACCTTCATCACTGATCCTTCTTTCGCTGAGGTTGAGGGTCCTTGTGACTCTTCTGCTCCTCGTCAAGTTTGTGCTCCCCGTAACGCTCTTCCCGAGACCACTTTGTACGTTCCTCTTCAATTCTGGTTCTGTACCAACCCCGGTCTTGCTTTGCCTTTGATTGCTCTTCAATACCACGAAGTCAAGATTAACCTTGATATCCGCCCTATTGATGAGTGCTTGTGGGCCGTTACCACCTTGAACTGTAACGAAAAACCTTACGCTGGCACTGCTGGTCAATACACCACTGGTCGCCCCGTCCCTGCCACCATCGCCTACAACCAATCTTTGGTCGCTGCCTCTTTGTACGTTGACTACGTCTTCTTGGACACTGATGAGCGCCGCAGAATGGCCCAAAACC